TGGCTGCCGATCCGTCCGGCGCTATCTCCTGGTGCGCAATGGCGGTAAGCGTTGGATCGAAACCGACGGTGGGTTTGTGATCATCCGACCACGGCACCCACGGCCAAATGACGATTTTCTTATGGCAGCGAAGCGATTCTACAGAACGTGCTGTCATGAGCTTGGACACGTTAGAGACTGGCAGCGCAAAGAACCATTCGATCACAAACGGATGCTGTGGGAATCGCGGATCCAGGAAATCCGCGCTGAAGAATATGCCGATATAGCGATGGAGATCCTGAATGATCAGGATGCGCCGCCCGAACTCGAGGACGCGCTTCTTGAGTTGGCGATCCAATGGGACGCCTATTATATCAGGCGAGGCTGGCACCGTTTCCAAACGACAAAAAGGGAGCCATAACCAATGGCAACACCACAGAGATGGATCGCGCTGTCCTATGATCCTAAGAGAAACACGCAGCCGGATGTCCGTGAATACACGCTCTATGGCGGCGGCGAGGGAGATCCCAGCAACGAGGGTGAGGTCACGTTTTGGATCCAGGATGGCGTGATCCCGCCGCTGGGGAGCGTCAGGATGACGAGGGAGCAAGAGGCGATCTGGTTCCGGCAGCTGGGCCTGGCCGACTTCAATAGTGATGCTGGCCGCGAGGAAATGCTCGGGCGGGATGCCTTTGTGAACATTTTTTGGCTGACCGATTGAGGAGGTAGCCATGCGAGAGAGGCTGGAAGAGGATATGCATGACGGTTGGATCTCATTTGAGATTTGGGCAGATGAGAATGGGATCGGAGAGCACCGCGAGGATTGGCAATCTTGGTGGGCGTGCTGGCGCGCTGGCTATGACACCGCTTATGAAGAGGCGGAGACCGAAGCGCGAGAACGGGAAGAGCGTGAGGGCATCCTCGAGAATCCATAGAAGACGAACAGATGGGGCTGGGCCAGTGGCCGTAGATCCTGGCGCGGGCGAATGCTCTCCGTCCGATGCTGTTCGGCCTGCGGTGCGATGAGTGGCCAGGAACAGAATTCGTGAATCCCTGGCCCGGCCTTTACTTCTTGAACGAGGGAGAGGAAAATGTTAGCGGAGATCCTACTTACACGGTTTGAACTTTTCTGCGGCGCCTGCGTGGTCGGGGCGAGCCTGATCTGCTGGCTGCTGCTGAGGGAGTGGTGACCATGAGCGCACAAAACGAATACTGCTTAAGCGATGATGCGCGCGGGCTGCTCCGGCGCCTGCTCAATTTACACCTGAGCACGCTGCGCGGGGAGAAACGCACGCGGACATTCGGCAAGCCCATCCTGCTCGAGACCGCCGAGGACGAAGATGCCCTGGCGTGTCAGCTGATCGAGTACCTGCTGGATCCGAAAGCGGAGGGCGGGGACACGCACGCGATCTTGATTGCGGGCGGGCTTCGCATGAGGAGGCGAGGATAATGTTTCCAGTACACTGTGCTTGGTGCGGGAAGGTGATCGGCGAGTGCGCGGTTGAACACTCGGACGGGATCTGCCCTGGGTGCAAGGAGACGCTGTTGGCTGAGGCAGGCGTGAGCAAGGAGGCCGAACAGAGAGAGCCGATGGAGGTAACCTCATGAGCATGTCTGGAGACTTAGCACGATCGCGCGGCGCATCGAGCGCGCCGGAGTGCTTGTTCATTTACGCGAAGGTCGCGCGAGCCGAACGCAGGCTCGCAGTCCTACAGGCGAAACTCAACGAGAGGGTCGCGGTGCTTCCGGCAGACGAGATGCCTGAGTACGTTACGGGCAGTCAGAAGATTGAGGCCGAAGCCGAGGCGCAGCTGGAAGGATAATAAGCGCTGGCCGGACGCGCAGGATGGTCGACACGGAAATCCCAGCCCGTGTCCCCGCGTTCGGTCGCGCCAAGATAGGATTGGGCCATCAGGGATGGGCTGTGGCGGGCGACCTCTGCAGGCTGGGAGTACCCAGCCAGGGCGGTAAATGCCCGCCACAGCGACAACCAGGCGGGATCCTGTGGGATCCTGCCCCAAACGAGGGCCACAGAGCGCGCGTGTGCGACTTTTATTCAGATCGAGGGGTCAAGCCCCAAGCCGAAGTCGATCGCGGCGCCCTGGGCACGCCAGCGAGAACCTGGGCCATCTGAGCGCAGAGAGGAGGTGCCATTTGCGGCGCGCAGGGTTTGACCTGGGATCCCGACAGGTGACAAGAACACTTACCTTTTGCTGAATTGGAGGATGAGAATGGCAGAGAAGAAGGACAAGAAGGACGAGGCCACAACCGGGCTGCCGCCAACCGCGAAGCCGAGCCGGAGGAAGTACGTTGAGGCCAGCGAGAAGTTTCTCGAGGAGGCCTTGATGGGGATGGAGCTGACCGAGGTCGAGCCGACCATCTCGATGGCGCTCTACGGTCGCGCGGGCGTAGGCAAGACCGTGTTTGGATCCACACTGCCCGCGCCGCTGATCCTGGCAGCCGAGTCCGGAGCGCTATCGATCCGCGACAAGATCGCCGATCCCGAGTGGCCGGGCAAGGTGATCGACATTAAGACCTACGATGACGTTCTGCTGGCGCTGGAGTTCTGCCGCAAGGATACCAAGCGCAGGTTTAAGAGCGTGGTGATCGATTCGATTTCGGAATTGCAGCGCAAGTACATGGATTACCTGATGGACACCAACCAGACGAACACGATGTCGCTGGACATGTACGGGCAATGCACCACCGAAATGCGGCGCCTGGTTCGCGAGTTCGTAGAACTCAAAATGCACGTCCTGGTCATCTGCGGCGTCCGCGATGACAAGGACGAGGAGCAGGGTGGCATCGTTCACAAGTGCGGGATGGTCGGGCGGATGTCTGACGAGCTGCCGCACCACGTTGACGTGGTTGGCTACATGGCGGTGCGCGCGCCGGGGGCGAAGGAAGAAGACCAGACGGTCAAGCGCTTCATCGTGACCCAGCCCATGCCGAAATACGATGGCAAGGATCGCTCCGGCAAACTCGACCGGATCATGCGACCGGACTTCGCGTACTTCACCGAGAAGATCTTCGGGGAGCCCGCGCCGGAAGCACCCACTGCGGAGGCCGAGAAGGGAACGCCCGAGGCCGAGCCAGGCGATGATGCCAAGACAAGTTCCGCGCCGGAGACAGCGGCGCCAGATGCTGAGACCGATGGTGGAGGTGAGCAGGATTGACCAGGATCACGTTCCCCGAAGATGATGGGCCGCAGTTTGAGCTCCTGCCAGAGGGGATATACCGGGCCCAGATATGGGCCATCGATGAACGTCTCGGCGAACAATCGCAGCAACCATACATGGCCTTCGATTTCAGGATCGAGCAGAGTCCGCGTCACCTTTTTGACAATTTCAGCCTACAGCCCCAGGCGCTCTGGAGGTTAAAGCGCCTCTTCGAAACCCTTGGTTTACCGAGCAAGGGCACGCTGGACATTGATTGGGACAACGAGGTGGTAGGCTTAAGGGTGCAGTTGGTGGTTGAGCACAAAGAGAGCCGCGGGAAAATGCGGGAGGCCATTGTGGAATACCGCAACCCCTCACAAACGGGGCTCGATGAATTCGGGGAGGTGCCATTCTAACGACGGGAAGGAGCCATCGATGCCGGACAAAATAGGGATCCGGTTTGACCGGCCACGCGCGCAGCGTGGGTTTGTGATGATAGATTACGTCATCGTCACAGACACAGATCTGTCGGATGGAGCCTTCCGCACCTATGCGGTGCTGAGAAAATTCGCATGGGATCACGAAGCGTCATTGACTGAAGATGGTGACCCCTTTTGTTACCCGGGCTTGACGCGCATTGCCGAAGAAAGGGGGCAAAGCGAACGGAATGTGATTAGACACATTCAAGAAATCGTCAAGCGAGGGTATCTCACGAAGGAGCGGCGCGGGCAGGGCCAGACGAATCTGTACATAATCGTGACCAGCCTGCTCGCTTTTGAACTCAGAAGTGACAATATTGTCATATCTAGAAGTGACACCGGTGTCACCCGAAGTATACTCAGTAAAGACTCCGCTGATAATGCCGCCGCCAAGGGCGGCGAGCCTGCGCTTAAAGCGCAGGCGTATACACGTGAGAAGCTTATGGGGGCCATCAATGCGTTCCGCGATCTGCATTTGCGGAAAAAACAGCGCAAATATTTGGTCAATTGGTCACGAGATACCGCAGCGCTGAAGCCGGTATTGGAGACGTACCCGCTCGATACGGTGCAGCAGATGATAGCCATTTATATCACGATGCCACGCCGAAGATATACCGTCGCCGCATTCGCCACGGCGGTGCCAGACCTGATTGTGTTACTGGATGAATGGCAGACGCGGCAGGCGCGCAAACAGAAGATACAGGGAGAGCTAACGGCGCTCGAGAGGTTGAGCCGGGGATTTGAAGAGGAAGTGATAAACGCAGGGGCGATGCTCAAGACGCTCGATGAAAGATTGACCGCATTGATTAAGCCCGGGATCATTCCGGACGCAGCCACACGCGATGCGATCGCGCGGGTCAATGAAGACAGTGCCGTGGTGATGTCGGGGATCTTTGAGCGCGCCTGCCAATCTGCCGGGGTACCAACCGGACTGGCCGGAGAGGTTCTCAAAGAGATCGATGGCCAATGGGATGATGTGCGAGGGGCAATTAAGAAATGTACACAACGGCGGATTCCAAAAGAGGGAGGTGATAAACCTGCCGGATAAACCATTCATATTCCTTGTCCAAGGAGGGGATTCCCCCGAGGTAGTTCCTAAAGCCGAAGTGGTACCTATTCAGGCCATGGCCGAAGCGTCGCGGCGAGCACATGCCGGGATGCACAATACGCGCGCTTTTTATAAGCGTGTTATGACAGAGATGGCTGAAGCACAGGTAGATGATCCGGCTCTTCAGGGACTCACGCAACGCCAGGCATTTGTGATTCTGTTGCAGAAATATCTGCAGGTTGACAGCACGATCGCCCCTCAGATCACGGAATTCGCGGCCAAGGTTATTACGCTACTGCGCTGCGTTGGGATGCCTGGTTCGCCGCACGCACGTGCAAATAGTGAGTCGCTGAAAATGGCTGCACAAATTGCCTGGGCATTTGCCGAACACATGAAGGGAGAGCATACGCCATGAGAATTATCCCGAAATATCGGCATGACTTCGAATCGATCGCCGATGCTCGCGCGTTCATGGTGAATCGCGAGGTGCATGATTTTGATGTCGTCGCAGGCGATAGCGGCTTCGGGTTCGCTGGCGACATGGTACGGATCGGGGCATGTGCGTATCCGATCTCAGAATCTTTCCTGCAGGCATTTGCGGGATTCGTCAGCCCGAAGATCCCGATCCGCTTTGCCCGGGATGTACCTGCGGATCTATTCGAGACCATAGGGACTCGCCTGTTGCGCACCGAGAAGGTGAAGGGCACGCATTTCCAAATCCGGGTTGAGGCCTGGCGGGATCCGCAGACACAGATGCAAACCCGGATCGTTGCGCAAGCAATTGTGAGCGATAGGTATCGCTGGCTCAATCACGAACGGGTTCTCGATGAAGCCCTGGCCGTAACCGATAAAGGCCAGGTTACGCTGACCGATCTGATGCTGCGGGTGCGAGCACAGACTGAGCAATTCATGGTGCAGCCCTGGGACAACATGGCCAACGTTTTAACGGACGATTTGCATTCTGTCGGCTTTGAGATCTTGAACAGTGAAACTCGCAACTTAGCAATCAGCGTTGCGCCCTATGTGTTACGGCTGGTCTGTACTAACGGGCTGGTTGTTGCGGAGAAGAATCTCGCCCAGATCTGGAAACAGAAACACATGGTCGATCCCGATTCGGCGCTCCGAACTGTCCGGGAAATTATTAATGACCCTGAACGTTGGGAAGAAGTCGCGGAGATCTACGCAGACAATGCGGAGGCGATGTCCAGGATGTTGCTGCGCGATGCTCAAGGCCAGACCGATATCCGTGATGTCGCCTTAGATCTGGAAGCGCAGATCGGGCGGAAACGCTGGCTTGTGATATGGGAAGATCTACAGTCGCAGAAACCCAGGGTCGCGCTCACGCGTTGGGATCTACTGAATGCGATTACCCGATATGCACAAGATCAGGCGCCGGATATGCGGCGCGGTCTTGAGGCTTATGCTGGCATTTATATGGCAGCCAGTTTACAGGAGGCGTGATGGCAGCGAAGATGTTTTTTATGAAGGTGCCGGCAGATGCATCAGAGGAAGATCTTTCGAGGTTGCGCCATGCGCTCAGCGATCTGGCAGACCGAACAGAACAGAAAGGCGAGCGCTGGGGCTTTGCCATCATCCCCCAGGAGTGGGATCCGATGGCACATGTGGAGGTGTTGGAATTTCTGCGGCAGCTCTTAAAAGTTGTCGTAGACATAACGACGAAAGAGAAACTGCTGGCTGTTATTGAGCGGGCCTTTGAACCCATGGAGGATCCGCCCAAAGCGTAATATTATGGCCGAACCGAGCGCAGCGCATCAAGTCGCCACGTTCTTGTGGCGCGGAACTCGCAGCTCTGCTGGTGCGGATGGCCACTGTCATGGATGGTAGTGCCGCACCGGAACCTTATGCCTGCGCTCGGGGAGGCCATCTGAAAGGAGATAGGCATGCCGTATTACGTCCCGCGAGGGTCACAGGGGGTTATCGAAACATACAAGACCGAGAAGTGTCGGATGTGTGGCCAGCATTCATTTACGTGTCCGATACGAGGGTTCCTCTTCGAAAACCGGAAGCTCAAGGTGAAGGTTTTAATCTGTCCCGCCTGGACAGAGCGTGCGAAAAACCGCGAGGAGAGGGTGGAAATATGAGGGATGATGACCGGCGCCTTTTCAGGGCGCGATACCGGCGCGGCTTTGATGGCAAATGGATCCCCTGTGCGGATGCTGAGATATTGCACCCTGGAGACACATTCGTGACAGTCAAGGCGGGGGTATGGGTCGTCTCCGCGCGCGACAGCGGTGTTGGAATCGAGGTGCGCGCCATGAAGGGAATTACTGTTAAGCGAGGGATAGGGACGCTCTACCGCAACGTGGTCGCCTTCCGACACCTCTATGGCGAGGAAGCGCAGGAGGTGCTCGCCGATTACGATGCAAGAGTCGGGGGATTACTCGACGGAATGGAGAAAGGCGATGGCTAAAGAGTGGTTTAAATTCATCTCAATTTCTCAAGAGGGGAGTTTCCGTGATTGCCCCTATCGGTATTATCTGGAACGCATCCTGAAGATCCCGCGCGTAACAACTGTGCAGCAATTGTTCGGATCGGCGATGCATGCCGCGCTTGCGCTTTTCAACCGGGGGTTGCGCAGCGGGACGGTTCTGCCATTTGATCTTCTCGTGTGGGAATGGCAGAAGGCCTTCGGGGCGCCGAATGATTATTGGGAGTATCGCGCGCGCCGGATCCTCGCGCATTATATCGCAGATGTCGCGCCGCACTTGGGCAAGCCGCTGTTGGTGGAAGAGCAGTTCTATATCGACATTACCGATCGGCTGCCGTATAAGAGTCGGGTGCGATATATCCTAACCGGCATCATCGATCTTCTCACCGAGGACATGGCTCTCGCGGACTATAAGGTCGTTAAGAAGATCCGAACGATCCAGGATGTTATGCAAGAGGTTTGTTATCTGGAAGGCGTCCGGCGGATGCTGAAAATAGCACCGGATACGGCTTGCCGGATCCATATCATTCGGGAAAGCGATCCGGTGGAGGTTGTGCGCGATTGGATGCAGGTTCAACAGAAAGACATTGACGAATTTTGGGATCGGATGATAGGCTTCGTGGGGCATTTGAGGAGGCGCGTCTTTATGAAAAACACTCAATCAAGATGGTGCCATCCGCGTTGGTGCCCTCACTACGGCACTGTCTGTCACCCCGAATCCATTGAGGAGGTGGCACCTACATGTCACGCAGGCGCATCTGTTTGATCGTATCGATCCTGCTGCTTGTGCTCCTGGGGACTGCTGAGGCGCGCAAGTTCGAATATCTGTTCGAAGTACCTCTCGAGGACGGTGCGCGGTTGTGTTGCGTTGGAGGGGTGAATCAATATAGCCTCTGGCCGACGCTTTTCAAGTGGTGGGAACGAAGGCTGCAGGATAAGGGTTGCCTACAAATCCACCAATACATGATCGCGCATCCAGCCGATTGGACGATGTGGCATCTCTACGTGCCCGATAGCGCGGAGGTGTCTTTCGATGTACTGTCGCAGGTGGTTCTGCGGTTTGCGAATGGTCGCGATCTGCATAGCCATGAAATTCTCGCGACAGAATCGCCACGCATGTGTGAGGTCTTTTCAACCGGCACGCAGATTTTGAGGTTCTGCGATGGCGCTTGGTATAGCCGATCATCGTGCGGGGCATTTGTGATCTGGATTGCCTTCGATGAAGGTTCTCTTGACCTCGACCACGACGATAGAGATCTGGACAAGGCCGAGTTCGTTCCGCCAGCGGAGGTGATTCTTGAGAGGAGGGATGTCCGATGAAGCGGCTCCATCTCATGATTCTAACCTTGGCGGTGCTCGCTACCCCACTGTTCCCCGCCATCGTTTCGGCTTCTGAGGAGAGGACGGAGTGGTGGTGGTATGTAATCGAATGGCTTATGGAACAGGGGGGCAGCTGGAACTTGTGGTAACAGGGAGGTGACTTTTGGAACGGCGAACGGTTGCTCTGCGCGATGAGGATTGGCGGGTGATATATGAAACCGCCGTCTGGTTGACCATGCAGCAGGGCCGACACGTCTCGCTGGCCAAGGCCATGAAGGTAGTGCTTGGTGAGCTCAAGCGGCAGGATTGGTTTCGGAAGAATTCGCAGGCTCTGCTCAAGGCATTGGCAGCCTTGGGCGAAACGAAGGAGGTGCCGGATGCGAAAAATCTTAGCGGTAGTGGTGATCGTGCTACTCGCGATGGCGGCTAGTACGTTTGCCGAAGATCAGGGCGGTGGTGCAATCAAGCCCGGCATAGGCTATCGATTCACCATCGCGGAGAACCCCGAGGTGGAGATTCAAACCTCGACCATCATCGAAATCGCCGGGCACTACTTGGTACCACTTACGGCCAATGGTGAGTGGAACCTACAGGTAGTGGGCGGCAGCGGTATTGCCAACGACCTTACAAATGCAATCGTGGGCATTGGCGGGACATATGCACCCGAAGAGGTGCAGAACGTGATGGTCGGCATGGCGATGTTTTTTGATGTGACCTTCCCGACCGATGCGTTTCGGGATGCAGCCACGCTTACGGCCGAAGAGATAGATGCGGGGCTGAAGGTCACCGACGATGAGGCTTGGCTGTCAATGGGGATCGAAGCGCAAATTGACTTCAAGGCAGCGGGCCTGCCGGGTTCACTCGTATTGGGATGGGGTCGTGGATTCCGGGGTAAGCCGGATCAGGCATACTTCGCATTCCAGATTCCGATGTCGACTGAGAGTACAGAGGATCGCGTCAAGCGATCGCCGTAATGGGGCACGTAATAACCCTGGTCATACCAGGCAAGCCCATCAGCAAGGACAACAGGCGCTCCCCGAGTTATCGGCGGGGAGCGCTTGCGATTATGATTCCGCAGGCTTATCAAGACTATGAGAAGCACGTGGCGGTTTGGGCGCTACGGCAGATCCTTCGGCATAAAAATCGCCAACGGCTTCCCATCCGGCGACCGGAACAATTGGTTGCGCACCTGATGTTTTTCTATCCCACCGAGCCGACCGCGAATGATATTTTTAATTCACCGAAGAGCGTATGCGATGCGCTCGAGAAGTTCGCCTATGAGAATGACAACCAGCTGGTTATCGGGAGCGTTGCCAAGGCGAAGGACGCTGAAAATCCGCGCGTGGAAATCATCATTTTGGACAACCCGCCGGATCCAACAATCCGTTGGGAGAGATTAAAGGCCGCAATAGAAGCCGGGCAGGAAATCCTTTGAGGCGCGTGGCGCTGTTACAACTGAATATGTTAAAGGAGATTTGCTCACCCCGAGAGGGGTTGTTGGAAACCCAGCACAGCGCCGCGCGCTCTCTTTGAAGGGAGGTGGAACCCGTGGATTTATTCGTCTGGTTATTTCTGTGGGCTTTCGGCGATCCCGATTGGCCTGCATAGCAGGAGGCATCACGATGGAATGGGAGGAGGACACGGATGACAACAGCGGGAGAGCGCCGGATCCGCATATTACATGTCACCCCGGAATTTCTGGAGGAGGCGATATTGAGGGTTGCCATCGAGGATCCGCCGGCAGATCTTATGATGATCGGCGCGGCTTATGATTCTCTCCGAGCACGCTTCGTATTGATAATGCAATCCCCCGATTTCGCACCAGTCCCGGAGGGAACGGTGCCGCCCTTTTGGGATGTAATATGTTACTCGCCTCTCGTAACGGACGAGGCGATTGCTGAACTCAAGGCGGGGATTGATCTATTGCATCTATTGCAGGACTCGGCGCCGACTCACGCAGAGAGTGTCGGGTTGGCAGACGAGACCCTCGGGCACCTGGGGAAGGCGCTTACTCTTTTTGCCAACGCAAAACCCTGTGGCGACGATGCTGGGTTACCTCGGGGGGCAGGCTTATGACAACCCGGGCACCACTTTCCATGGCCATCGTGCGGTTGGGGAAGCCGGAAAGCGATCGCTTCCGGCTTCTGCCGCCGTCGCGCCTGCTCTACCACCTCGCCTGGCTTCGGCAGTGTCGGCTGCTGGGCCAGGCGCAGGTGTTCGACCAACGGGTTGATGCGGATGCGATCTTTGAATTCGATCCCAAGCCCTGGGATTTGATCCTGGTTGCGCTCGAGCCTGCGACTTTCCGCGCCGCGTCAGCATTCGCAAAGATGTGCAAAGCCGAGAGCGCCAACACGCTGACCGTGGGCCTGGGCCAGGCGATTGGCCTTGACAGGGCCACAGGTGGCGACGGTTGGGATCTTCTTATTCATGGCCACGGATATGCCTACCTCGAGGCGATCGCCCGGGGGGAGCGGCCACGTGGCCTTGTGGGGCCGAACCCGTATCCCGCGCCGGTCGTATTACCCGAGGAGGCATTTGCCTATCGCTATGGAGCGGTGCGCGGATCCTGGGGGACGATCGATCGGACAAACTGGCGGGAGCGGAAAGGGGACTTTGCGCATCTGGAATTCAGGCGCGTGGCACATATATGGGCTGAGATACAGAGGGCCGCGGCCAGCTCAGAGGTTGAGTATTATCATTTTGTCGACGCCGCCTTTGTCGGCCATCCAGACTTCGACGCTATAATTGAAAATGTGGCCGGGAAACCCTGGGGCGTTACGTTGGATGGCCGGAGGCGGCGCGGCATTGTGAGTCGACTAACGCAAGCGCAGACTTGTGGATTGCGTATCGTGCGGATGGATCTTGCCAGCCTGGACGGGGCGGTGCTATCACAGGCCGGGAAAGCATATCGCTATGAACAGACCCATTCGTTCTGGCGCTATACATCTCGGCTGCGCGCTGACGGGTTGACGATGGTCGCTGAGTTGCGATATGGGTTGCCGCAACAGACGACGGCGTCGGTTGAGAACGATGAAGAGACTTGTGAGCGATTTGGTATCATCCCTCTATTCCGGCATGCGCGACTCGATATCGGGTCTTACTTTTGGCAGCACCGAGACCGGCTCCGGATTGAGGCCGACGCATGCGGTAAGGTCATAAGCACCGCGCACATGTCTGCGCAGGAGATTGAGGAATTGACCGTGAGTCTTGGAGCCAAGAATGCAAAAAGGTTGGACACGATCGCGGGGCGGCGTTAGGATTCGGGCGTGGACATGGTTCTCGCTGTCTCCTGGTTATTATCGCGCGCGATATCAGCCAGCCGGGATTGCCAAGGACGGCTGCCAAGGAGGGCACGCGGGGCAGCGAACCATGTCCCTCGTGTTAATAGACAACTTTGTGCTGGCTCCCTGAGACCCCGCGAGAAGCTCGCCATGCGCGCCCGCGCAGGTCTCTCCTGAATCTCAAGTTCCGGGGGGGCCAGCCTTTTCTATATCACAAAGGGAGGAGGTGAGAACAATGAGACGATGGTTACTTTTGATGTTGGGGATACTGATCGCCAGTACGTGCTTTGCTGGGGATCCGCATCAGCCGAACTGCTATCTCGAATGCGTGATCGGCTACAACACCCTGTATTGTCTGTGCGGCGATACTGGCGACGAGCAATGCGGCATCACCGTGTATGTCCGCGACGAGGCGGGCAGCCCGTGTGAAGGCGTACAGGTTGAGGTGTCCCCGATGAAGATGTATCCGTACAACCCGTCTGAACAGGTCTATACGATGTGTGAGTTTGAAACCGGCGCGAACATCGGTTACACCGATGCCGATGGGGTGTGGGAATTCGCGCCGACACATATCGGGGGATCTGAGGTGGGGAACATGGCATGGCGCTGCTGGGTCGGCAGCCCATGGCAATTCTATATCGATGGCGGGGGGAATGCGATTAAAAGCGTGGACTTAGTTATTACCCCGAACACGCTGCCCCGTGACCAGGCCGTTGACCTGGCGGATTTCGGATACTTCGCGCAGTACTATTTGGGCGGGCCGGAGCCGCCTTATGTCTACAACCCGCTTTGTGATTTCAATTCGGACATGGAGGTAGACTTGTCCGACTTTGGGATCTTCGCCAGCCATTATTTCCATGGATGTACGGGGGCTGGGATCGGGCGATGAACCCAGGAGGTGGCGCTGCTGCGTTTCACGGGAAGGGGGCGTGGTGGCGCCGCCCACGGTTTTGAGGGGGGCCGAATGCATAAGATGCAATTCATAATCGTGTGGTGCCTGCTGAGCCTCGGGGCGCTGCTCGGTATAGTGCTCTCATATACCGGCATTGCACTGGCGCGCGTCAGTCGTCTATTTCAGGCGGGGATCCATTGTTATCTCAATGGGCTTTGCCGGATGGACAAATGGAATCGGAAGCGCTGATGGCTACCAGGCGCGCTCTCGCTTTTACTGGATGCCGAACGCGGCGAGGACAGAATGGAGAGCAGATTACAACCCGGCTCACGCTGGCCGAGCAGGTTGGTGAACGAACGAAGTATAAGGTGATCCCATTCGTTACCAGGCATGGTGCGCAGGGCTTTGATTGGGGGGAGCCGAACGCAGGGGCTGCGGATCTAGCTTATGCGATTCTTTTAGAGACGCTTGGCGAACAATATCGCAGCATAGTCGAGAGCATTTATATGGACTTCCGCGACCGCGTGCTGGTCGAGTTTCATATCGATAAGTTCTATCTATTCGGCAATCAAATCCGGCGAGTGGCGCGAGAAATATATGAGGAGAAAAGGGATGGGCAAGCCAAAACCTGACTTACAATTCATGGCCAAGGTTGAAGAGGCGCTCCAGGCGTCTGCGTGGTTCAAGGGGAATGTGCTCGAGCGATTCCCCAGCGATGCCACCGGCCAGGTTGTCGATCGGCTGGCACAGCAGCTCGAGAGCCTGCGGATTCAGGTCGCGCGGCTCGGCGGCGAAATCACGGATACCTGTACCTGCTGCCGGACAAAGGATACGATCGTACATCCGATGCGAGTATTCCGCCAAGCAGGGGGCCAGCAATATCCTGGGTACATATGGATTTGCGGCTCTTGTCTGTCCGATGCGACATCGGTAGCGGCGCATCTGAAGCGGCTACAAACCGAACGGGAGGCCGTTCATTATGTCGTATCGCAGAGCGAGAAGGCAACCATCAATAACCAGCGGGCGACCATGGGCCTTGGGCCTTTAGACGATGCCGAATGGGATCCGGAGGATTTTTCCGATCTCGATCAGGAACCCGATACGATCGATACCGCCGAAGAGATCAAGACCCTGCGGCAGGATCTCGGACGTGCCATGCGGCGATATAAGGATCTCGAGATGCGCACCGAGGAGTTAGCCAAACAGAACCAGGCAGCAGCCTGCGCACTAGAGGCCGCGCTTAAAGCCAAGGCTGCTGCGATCGTGGATGCCAAGGAAGCGATCGCATTGTTCTTTGGTGACAAGCAAGTGATGGGGGCATTTGATATTAGCGAGTGTGTGGCGCGGGACTTGGCCAACACGCTTTTTGAACGGCTGCAATCACAGAAAGGAGAAACGGAGGGAACAGGCTGATGTTTTGGAACGGGTTTGTTTTTGAGGTGCCCCTTATAGATCTTGTCGGCGACCTCGCAGGGCGACCGATCAGATGTGAGGACAAGGTTGTCGGCGAGATCACCAAGGCGGTGCGGGATGAGCCAAAGGGGGTGTGGCGCATCTATGCTACGTTGCACCAGGGGGCAAGTCTACCTGTACGTGGGGGTGAAGATTTGGAGGTGAGTATCGGATGCAAACCGGCGACTTAAATATAATCGGGTCGCCGCCCGGGCAAGAGATCACAATACAGATGCTCGATGGCGGCGCGCATATGATGGGCGGGATTTGTGCCTACAGCTTCAAGGAAGAGTGCGTATGGCTCTGGTGCGATCCTATGGGCACCAGCGAAATACATATCTTCCCTCTGATGAATGTGGAGCGCGTGGTAATTGGAGCGTGGCAGGGGGAGCCGGAACGGGTGCCCGAGCACCGCGCGCAGGAGGAGGTGGCGAAGAAGGAAGTGGAGGTGCCGTTCTAGTGCCGACTTTAAATCATGAAGCCGAGATAGAGTTCGATGTGAAATGCGAGACCTGCGGGGCAACCCTTACGGCGGACGTGACTGCGGGATCTTACCGAACGAACGCGATGGTCAAGATCGAGCCATGTGAGGCGTGTCTGGAGAAGGCGAAGACGGAAGGGGATGAGGCCGGGGACGAGGAGGGCTATTCGCGCGGCAAGGCCGATGGACATGCGGAGGGCTACGACAAGGGCTTTGAGGCAGGCAAGGCCGCGGCGATGCGAGTGATTGAGGAGGCAGGATGAGCCTACAAGAGAAGGCAAGACGATGGAGTCCCCTGGGTTTCTGGCTTGCGATGATAGGTGCCTGCGTCTGCTTCGGCTGGCCAGGGGCGGAAAGGTCATGGCCGGAGCGAGGGCTCTGGCTCCTGGGCTGCGCGATCTTGTTCCGGCTTGAGACATTGGAGAGGAGGTGATTACATGAAGTCGATCTGGAAGTTTTCATTGGCAGTCAAGGGGCTGCAGGATGTCGAGATGCCTAAAGGCGCCGAGATCCTGTGTGCCGACACCCAGGCCGAGGCGCTATGTGTGTGGGCGGTCGTAGACACCGATGCGGAGAAGGAGCCTCGTTCGATCGCGGTGATCGGGACTGGCCATGAGATGGGCGCGGACAATTTCAAGTACATCGGTACCGCGCAGATGAAGGGCGGCGCCTTGATCTGGCACGTCTTTGAGGTGATCGCATGAAAAACGAGGACATGACGGTGCGTGAGATCTTGGCGAAGTATCCTGACGGGGCGGCGATCTCACCTGGCGGCAGGTTGTCCAAGACTCTGTTTGCCAGTTCGTGCTTCGCGCGGGTTGCACAGGAGCATCCGATCGCACCGCAGAACGGTGGTTACTTGGTGGTGGAGATGCAGGAATGAGCGAGCCGACTCGAGATGAGATAGCAGCAGCGGATGCGCTGGCCGATCGGAGGCGGCGTGCGCGGATCCTTCTGCGGAAGATCCGTGCGGCCGTAAGCCAAATGGCGCGTCCGAAATGCAAGCAGCACATTAAGGTGCGGAGGCTCCAGCAGATTGCCGGGGCCATCGATAGCCTGGGGGATCTCGGCTTTGATGACCTGGGCGATGGTGCGCTCATTGGTGCCTTGACAGATGCGCTGAAGGAGGAGACCAAGGCAAAGCGCCGGGCAGGGATCCATGCGGTAGGCGAAGCCCTTGACCTCTTCGCCACACAGCTGGGGGCGGGATAATGTATATCCAAACGCAGGGGATATATTCACTTTCGGAGGGATTCATTTTCCGCGTCCGCGCCTGGAGTTATAAGACCACTCGGCGGCACCTCGGCAAACTACTGCCCTATGCATCGATGCCGCCGCTTAAGGGGTGCTACTGTGTAGTCGCCGAGTTGGCGGCGAAGCCTGATCTGTTCTGTGTACTCGGGAATTATGATAGCCGGGCACGCGCCCGGAGCGTGGCGCGCCTGCTACGGGCCTGGCTGGTGCGACGGAGTAAATTGTATGACTACAGAATGCCGGGGCGATAGGTTTCTGCTCCCTGCTGAGCGAGGCGGATCGATCAACCCTACGGGGTGCGTGTAGCGACAGGGGGGGTGGGGGGGTTCTTCATCCGCCGCCAGTTGATTGTGCTCAAGGAATCCCTGCGGCACGAGGTCACCGCGATCCAGACGGAGATCCGTGCGAATAAGGCGAAGCACCTGGACACATCGAAACTGAAGGGGCGGCTGCATGGGATCGAAGCGGTGCGGAAGGCGCTGCGCACGATCTTGCACACGCCACGCGCCGAGGCCGTAACCGTTAAGGATCGCCTCTGGCTGGCGAAGGTGCTGGATCCTAAGTCATGAAACCCTTTGCCGACATATCCGTAGTCGTCGCACCCATGCTGGCAGGCATGAACAAGGCGGTATTTGCTCGGGGCACCATCTACGTGCCGCCGGAGGTCTACGATCTCATGACGGACGGCACTGAGACCCTCGAACTGGTACTCAAGCACTTACCCCTTGTCCGCCTGCCGGATAGCGGGGCGCTTACCCGCATGGCGCTGCTGTGTCTAACCGGCAGGCTGGGCAGATGAAAGGAGGCGGGATGGACGCGGCAACCTTCCGGGCGGCACTCGATGAGATCGACCAGCGCCTGGAAACGTTGCGCGGTGCGCGGCAGGCGCTCGTCAATCTCTATCACGAGCAACGTGCCCGGGCCGCGCGCTCCCGAGGGGCAGCATACTATTGGTGCCATCGGGATGAACTACTGGCAAAGCAACGAGCAAAGAGGAGGCGGGATGGAACCAGGAACCCGAATGATCACCACCTATCTGGGCGATAGCGTCTACTGTGCAGTCGACGGTAGTGGCGGGATAATCTTGACGACCAGAAACGGGCTGCCGACCGATCCATCAAATACAATCTACCTCGAGCCGGAGGTCTACGAGGCGCTCAAGCAGTATGCCACAACAATGCATGCAGCGCTCGCGGCTGCACATGCGGAGGACGAGAGGAGGCGCAATGGCGGAGAAGAAGCCGGAGGCTGAGAAACGGGAGATTCATTTTGTCGCCAGGCATGGCAACAGCGAGAGAGGATGGGGCGACATGATCGATCGCGCCAGGGTCGAGCGAGGGGAGGGCTGGTTTGCCCGCTGGCTTGATAGCCGGGGGATCGATCCCCGCGCGCTCTCCGATGAGGATCTGTGCCGGAAGGTAATAGAGTTCTTCAACGCAACGCGGCGGTTGCCAGGCGAGGAGGCCAGGACATTTGTCCGGCTAGGGGAGGTCACATGAGGTTAGTAAGATGTGATGAATGTCACGCGGAGGTTCCGGAACGGGGATGTGGTGGGGATCCCGCGATCGCCAACCGCGTCATCCGGCTCGAGGGTTACCGCAACCCGAAGGGCGATATCCTGCTTCCCGAGCATCTGATTACCCACGACTTCTGCTCCCGCGAGTGCTTTGAGTCGTGGATGAGCAGGCGCGAGGGGCTTAATCTCCTGCCCGATCATAAGGAGAAGTTCAAGGAGTTCTTCAGAATGGTCGGCGAGATCAGGAACGATGCCGATATGGACACGGTGGTGATCTACGGGCCAGAGGTGCTGGGAGATAATTACGCGGAGGTCATGGCCAATCTTAGCGTGCTCCAGGAGGCGAGCCTGCGGCTGGTGATGGCGCTATGACAGACCCGGAGATCTATGACGCGTTGGCGCAGACGGAACCGAAACGCCCTCAGTGTAAGCATTATGAGTATGCTCGTGTGGAACTCAATACACAGGGGAATCGCTACGCGGTGGTGCATTGGTGCCATCTTATTGATGAGATTTGCGGGCTTTTCCCGCCCAGGTGCTGTCCATCGGCATGGGCGCCACAATGCTGGGGGGACGGAGAGATACTAACACAGGGGGGGGCCGCTTATGAAATGGCGATGCCATATCTGCGGTGCGGTCAGGCCGGATGAGAAGATCAGCGTGTTCTCATCGGACACCAGCGCGGAGCATGACCTGCCGCCCGGGACGATGACGCAGAACGTCCGCTACTGCAACGATAACCCGGCATGTATCGATGCCGCCAAGGCCTTCCGGCACGTCAAGGCTACGGTCGATGAGCCAGACTACATTGCGTGGCCGCCATGAAAATCTGTCGCTGGCAGAATGGGATCGAACTCGTGACCAGGCGCAGCGGGAACCGGATCTATTTCGAAGGCGAATGGCGGTGCCCACGCTCAGGGCTGACAGGCCAGGATAAGGGCGGCGCGCTCCGGCTGGAATGTCCCTATGTCTATACCTGCCCGGAGTACGCAACGTCTCCGTCGGCATGGCGGCGCATGTGTGCGTGGCTGAAAAAGACGGCTGGCCGGAGGAGGGATAGACGGCCATGACCGCCAATGAGAGGAACCTCTTGAAGATACTTAAAGCCATCCTGTTCGAGGTGCGAGCAAATGCCGGACGTGACCTGCTGTTTGGATTGTACTCCGGAGCTATGGACCGGTCACGTCGCCTCGGAGAGATCGAGAAGGATATCAAAGACCTCGAGCGAGAGATGGGAGGAGGCGCCTGATGTTGACTCCGATCCGTAGGGCTAAAGCGTTCTGGAAGTGGTATGCGGCTGGCATCGGCACCCACTTCATGGCGCGTCCGGTCAAGAACATGACCAGGGATGAGCTGATCGCAGTTATCGGATGCCTGGTTGGGCGGGAACACCGCCAGCGCGAGGCAGAGGAACGCCGCCAACAAGGCGTCCTCGCCCGCCTGAGGTGCCGCTGATGGCTCGCCCGGCTGATCGCCTGCTCACGCGGCTGGGCCTGCGTCCCCTGCACGAGTTCGCCACCGAAGGCGATTGGTACACCTGGCTCATCAATGAGTATATCCCCACGCGGGGCCGCAAGGATATGGACGTGTTTATCTCGCTCGGCTTTGACGCTGCGCAATATGTGCTGTGGAAGTGGCTCGCGAGCGGCAAAGCCCCCGATGGTGTATTTACGACCGCACTCCGGCGCCGCTTCCGCGATGTGCATGGTGTCTGTGACCTCACACCCGACGGCATGTGTGAAGAAATGCTCTGGCGGAAACGCAAAGGCGTGGATCCTGAAACCGGCAAAGCATATCTCACGCGCCGGATGCATGGCATCGCCTCACGCCTTGCCGCACACTGGCGGAAGGAGGAGCAACCGTGAAATATAAGGTAACTCTAAGCTCCGTTCTCGAAGTGACCGACTTGGCCATCATACGAGAACGCCTCACCGATCTGTCCGAAACCTATGACGAGGCCACCGCGCTCAGCGATGCGATAAATAATAACGATATCGGTCGCCTCATCGGTAAGGGCGATATCGTGCTGGAAACGACCGACGAGGACACCGGGCAATGCGTGACCACACTCTGCCTCGAACTCGAACCGGAAACGCCACCGACAACCTCACCCGGTGTCGAAGTGGAAATAGAAGAAAAGTCCTGAACGATACGGCAGGCGATAGCCTGCCCTCTCCCGCCAGGGAGAGGCGTCTCCCCGGAGGCCGCGCGCTTCCGCTGTTCCAAATGGAGGGAAACACTACTGTGCTAGAAAAAGATCCTTTATATTCGTCTGCAGTCTCACAATTCATCCCCCCCTTCGCATCCTTACTCCGCAAACGCCTACTCCAGGTCTACCGCCGCGATGGTAACTGGCGTGCCGGCACCATCGCCTATACAGCGTCCCAAATCGCCGATTCCTATACCAGCCTGCTACACACGGTGCTGGGGGCGATCGGCCACCAAGGCCATGGGCCGCTGCCCGATGCGCTCAAGGAGGATGTCAGGAAGGATGCCATTACCCTCGCGGCCATGTGCCTTATCCTTACTGACCTGGCCGGAGTCGACTTGCTCGATCCCGAGGCGGTCAAGGCCGCGGCATGTGAAATCAAACTCGCCGATGATGAACTGGAGGCCGACGATGGCTCGTGATGATAAATGCGCTCTCGCAGAGGCGGTGTGCTATATCTGTGACCGTAAAGCACCATTCTCCGAAGACCTCAAACGACAACTCATCATCGATTACGCCGGGATCCTCGAAGTTACCCCCGGCACGATCGAGGGTATAGTGCACAAATGGGCAGGGATGAGACATCTCAGTCGACGTGGCGAAATCGAAGAGAGAGTCGCGATCGTCTGCGCGGCGTGTAGAATGAAATTTCACCTGGAGAATGATACGCTCGCGTCTAGCCGAAGCTTGCTTATGCCATGTGATATATGTGACGGAACGTTCAATGGACGGAAAGTCCGGATGGACGCAGAAACGCTGCAGCGCTGCCGTGTGGCGAAGGTAGGCAAATAGGGCGATTGAAGGGGCTATAGGGGCCATATGGTTAGGGCTGTAAATCTGCCTCTGCCCGGGAAGAGCACCTTCCGGTCGGTCTTTTTTTTGCCTATTTTACCCATGCACCATGGCATGCCGGGGGCAGGTTCGCGCACACGTCGCGCGTGTGAGGCGATCGCCGGGGATACGACCTGGGAGCCGCGAGGGCTTGCGATCGACGCACACGGGCGCTCTGTGGCCTTCGTTTCCGGGGCTACCCCGGGGATCCTGCGAGGATGACTCACAGGATGACTGTGAGGGTGTGCCCTGGGTGAAAACACCCACTGCA